CACCCGCTGGCGGAGCTGGCCTTGCACAAGGTTCAATAAAAACCGTAAGTTTTACCGCTGAAGAGGGTAAAATCTTCCAAAGATTTCAAATAGCAGATCCTACCTTTTCAGAATACTTCGGAGATTCAGACCCACTGAGCGATCAGACTCCAGAAAATAGAATAACTGTTGTGACTGTTGATGGTGTTGCTTGGGATATTGATAGAAGAACACTATACAATCCAGATCAATCAACAGCCCCATCCTATTTAGGTGGTAAGTTAGTTAAGAGCACAAACTACAAGTGTATGATAAGCACAAACGCCGAAGGTAATATTGAAATTCAATTCGGCGATGGTATCATATCTGCAATACCAACCGGAGTAATTGAAGTCACATATCTATCGACAGCAGGCGTCGGTGGAAATATGTATAACTCGAAAGACCTCCAAATAACTATGCAGACAGGTGATATTACATTCACCCCTGAGAATTCTCTAGTACCTGAGAATATTAACTTCTATCTAAATGAAAGTGCAGTTGGAGGTTCTGATCTTGAATCAATAGATTCAATTAGGTACAATGCGCCTAAAATTTATTCAGCTTTAGATAGAGCAGTAACTATTGATGACTATAAAGCAATATTACTAACTATGCCTAATGTAGCCCATGCTTTGGCATATGGTGAGGATCAGTTGGGGGCTGGTGACTATAGATATTTCAATGTGGTCCTATTCACTGCTATAAATGCACTTTACACTGGAGCCGTTGGATCCCTAAGACCTGCGTACCCATCTGAATACATTCTAAGCGGATACAACACTTTAGGTGTAGCTCAAGCGATCCAGGATTCTGGAACAACAACTAGCCAGATTAAAAAGAATTTCGACACTAAGTTTAGTTTAAGTTCTATAGCGAACGATTTATCCCAACAGGCTAAGTATGTTCAATATGTGAATAGTTTAGGTAGCATCTTCAGATTAACCAAGCAAAATATTGATGACTCTTCTGAACTCGGGTACATAATGCGAACCCTAAAAAAGAAGGGTCAGGCTACGGTGCGACATGAATACTTCCCTTCGAATGTACACAAGTATACTATGAAGGTTGAAGTTTTCGTAACCCCAATCTCAAATAAGAATACGATTGCGTCAGACATTCAGCAGAAATCATTTGCGTACCTAAAGGATAATACCTACTTTAACTTCCCAATATATGCATCTAAGATAATCAAAATCATAGAGTCGTTAAAGTCTATTGTTGGATGTCACGTAACATTTGTCCCGTATGCTGAACTACCTTCAGACTCACAATACCTAGAGACGTTACTATCTCAGAGTTTAAGTGTTGTCGATGACCTATTCAGTTCACTATATAAGCTACAGGCTCTATACCCTAATATCGTATTATTCCCTGAATTCAGTATAGACGGGGTCCTAACTAAGAGCGTATTCACTACAAAGCTATTCAATACTTTTGCGTATACTGGTAGTACATTAATGAATCAACAGTTAGTCAATGAATTGAATATTTCTAATTTCATAAACTACGCTTGGGAAAATACATTAGGTAGAATCATACTAAACCCTTACGTGGTTAGTGGTGGAATAACTGCAATATCAGACTTCTTGAATAGCGTATATCAAAAGTCTATTGAGACTGGTGGGTTAATAAACACTGATTTCAATGAACTAATCTACGACACCTTCATTAGATGGGCAGCTCAATTCAGAAACGATACTGACTATTACTCGGCTAAGTATGTAATATCAACTGACGGAGATATTGCAAATTTCACATTACCTAATGAGATTGCTCAAATTGAATTAGATCCGGTCAATGACATCATATTGACCACCAAGAATAATTAAAGACAGCCTCCGCTGATCTTATCTATTTCGACGTAGGCTGAACCTTCACCATTCACTTCAGCGAATGTGAACATGACATAATCCAATTCCTTGCTTGAAACTGGAACATAATCAGTTTCTAAGCCATTTACTTGGATTTTCATTTTCTTTGTATTTGTGTATGCTGTCAAATTAGTTACACTGACTGCGACCCAAACCCCGCTCACGTCTTTAGTCACAACCAGGGACGAATTATCTTCAATGGTCAAACTTAAAACAGTTGAAGTTCCAATTGTTATGTTGTTTTCGCAACCAATTATTAGCTTACTAGCTTCAGTGTGTCCATGCTTTGTTATCGTTATTTTCGTTCCCGTTGCATATGTGGATGGGTTTGGTAGCTTTATTAATCTAGATGAATGTGAAGATATATTAGAGACTACGATAGAATTAGCCATGTTTAGGGTTAATCCGAACATGTTATCTAGGTTTACATCAGATGTGAATGCTATCCTCGATGTTAATTCGTTAGCATCGTATAGTAAAGATCCGACTGGTACATTTATCTCATCCTTTACGAACACGGTCACTGGTAGTGGCGTTGTGACATTCCAATCAAATTTACCAACAGCGTCGAAGTTGTTTTTATCGTTCAACCCATATCGATAACCCACATTACATGTTATGACATCACCGACTTTATCTATGAATGTTATTGCAGGTGAAGGCCATTTCCTAGTATATTCACCTTCAGATAGGTTATTAACTAAATTCAAATACGATTTCATTCCAAATACTAAACTACCGTTTCCGCTAACATTAACAGTATTGAATTGGTAATAGAAGTCTCCCGATATGGCTTTACTTCTTTCAAGTATCGCGCCTGAATTTACCTGTAAATTTCCGGTTGACGTTACGACCGCTGTACTGGCATTTAAAGTACTATCTGAGATTTTCCATGGGTTGCAAATGAAATTAAACTTTACAACTCTAGGAGTAGATGGATAGTTACTAATAGACATATATCCATCCCTAACAGTAGCAACATATAGGTTTATTACCTGATTTGCTATTGGTAATATTTTAAACGGAGCAACGTATACTCGTCTGGATATATTTTCTGGGTCTAATGGATTTGATCCGTCTAGTGTATAATAAGCAACACCCGTTATACTTCCTAGTGTGACTGTTACTATTCCACTGTATATTCCAGATGTTTGTGTGCCTGTAAGTGTAATGGTTGGTAATGTAGCTGGTGTTGTGAAGCTGACATCAGGGTCAAATACATATTCAACGACACTACTTGAGTACCCCCCATACACCGCCACAGCCTTGATTATAGTCTTCTTCTTAATCTTAAATGATCTTGTGTACAAAGCCACGTTTGATCTACTTGTCAAATCAGGAGACTGTCCATCGGTTGAGTAAAATATATCAAAATCAGAAGTAGCTGATATTGTTAGTATTCCTCCAGCGGTGCTTGAAGTGAATACCGGAGTTGGTATTATTGGATGTACAACAATAATCTTTTCGGTCACAAGACTCTGATTAACACCCCCTGAAGCGGCGATATATGATCTGAGTACATGAGTGCCATATTTTGCGTCACCTGTTAGTGTTGCTTGATAGGTGTTTGTAAATGGTGCATTATCTAAAGAAGAATATATTTGTGAAGTGCTTATTCCGCTGTATACTGGAAGAGCTTTAATTAGTAAAGCATCGCCGAATACCATAGACACTTCACCTGAGCTGCTATCTAGATAGGTAGAAGGGCTTATGTACGTGTATATTTTTGGAGATTCGTATCTATTTCCAAAGATAGGATCTGCTGTTGTGGATGTCGTTCCTAGGTATGTTTCAATTGCACTCACTGTAATATCGGGTGTGCTATTTTTAGACGACACCGATAGTGTAGAAAATATAGAAGTCAATGCACATATTGGTAAAATTATAGAATCAGAGGCTAACTGAATGCTAGATAGTCCATCAGATACTTGAATAGAAGCAGCAACTTGATTTGCACTTGTTGAGAACACTAATGATAGTTGTATTGTTAATTTATTATTTACGTTTATCCCGTTTATGTTTATTACTGTATTTTCCGACTTAGGTGGATATATTAATTCATTATATACGTATCCATTACTATCTGGTGTTAATTGAACAGAATTAGAAACTAGATAATCTATTATTTCAGATTTTAGTGCATATCTACCGTCAGTTCCCAATGAGATTGTTGTAAACTTTTTAAAGTCTCCTGAAGTGAAAGTTGGCTGTATTACGCCATGCTTATACAATCTTAGGTATACTATTCTATCACCAGAATTAAATCTATCGCTCGCACACACTTCAGTTAAATTGCTAGCCGAATAGTCCCAGAAACTAGAATCTGAGTGTGTGCTAGAGTTGAACATCTCAGGGTATTCTATTTTATTGATGGGTGGTGCTTTTGCGAATACAACTGCGAGTTCATAGCTAGAAGTTAGAGAAATCCTGAACTCCAAATCATCTGGACTATAATTTGGGTCTATTTTATCAAACACGTCATATGATACGGTTGAATTATTCCCTGGTTGATTGGTTAAGCCGTCTAAAACATATATCTGATTAACACTATCAGAGGTAAGTCCGGTCATCCCCTTTGGAGTTGAAACAATCTTAATTTTTTCATAATTTGCGTAAGCTAAGTATGAATCGCCAGTGGATATATCACCTGAGCTTATATTTTTTGATATTTTAGATCCACTATATACTATTTCAGGTAGTATTGTATTTGTGTTTTTAATTGCACGTCCACTACTAAATGAAATAGAATGTGAAAAATTAACAGTATCTGCTATTTGAGTTGTAGATAGAAAAGAGTCTATAATACTTCCAAAAGAATCTATTTTCAATGTCATGCGAATATTTATTTGCTATCAGTAAGTATAAACTAATGTCTTTTATAGGACTGTATCTAAGTCGTAGGCGTATTTCACCGAAGCTGCGTTCTTAGTAACCAGATTAGTCCAGACTAAATCCACTACGAGAGCGCCAATGTCATCGTCAAAATAAGCACCACAGAGATCTTCATTTATAGATATTCTTGGATCTTGAGCTTCTATTTCAGCCTTCAAGTCAGATATTATCTTTGTTTGATTCATATCTAAATTAACTTCTGCTAATTTATTTGATATGCTAACTCCAAAAGTTGGATTGAATATTCTCTCGAACATTTCAGTTGCTAGTATATTGATCAATGCTTGATACACTGCGAAGTCATCAGTTACTACTCCAGGACCAACCCAAGCCATATCAATGGCATAACTTGAACCAGTCTGTAGAGCATCTAATACTTCATCCGAGAGTAACTCGTTACTACTAGTATCAAATACCTTGCTACCTGTCACTGAAATATTGAATGAATGTTTTAGTTGATTGCTATATTGTTGGTAATCTATGTGCGAAAATGCCCTTAGATTGTTGAAGGATATTTTCGTTAAGTATATCGGAGTGTTGTAAGTATACTCAACACCACTCACAGGATCGGAATTATCTATGGTGTATCGAACTAAACTAGCATCTCCAGAACTGTTTTTATCCATGTAAATTGCTAATCTACTAACATCTGAGTAGGTAAATGACCCCGGAATATTTACCAACCCCATTAGAGGGCTCGCTGGTATATCGTATACCTTAGTTACCTTATTAGCTAGATTACCTAGGCTTGGATCATCGACTAGCCAAACACTCAATTTAGGTGGCTGTAGTCCGGTGATAGGCAATGCGACAATAATATCTTCTTGAGCCAAGTCACTAGCGTCACACCCTTCTTGATATGCGAAGAATCTTATTGTATATGCACCTTCTTCTTTTAAAGCCTGATTGAATGAGGTGTAATCATACGGTTTTGCATATGTTGAAGGGTCTGATCCGTCTAATGTGTAATATACGGTTGTCCCTGCATCGTGTGTTATGGTGTACGTGGTGAGTCCAGATACTACGCTCGTTGTTAATACTGGGGTATTTGTTTTACACTTGAATCCGTATGCTTGCGACGCTATGGTTCCATCTGGTACGCCATCTCCAAATAACATAGCCTTAACAGTAACAACGCCAACGCTATAAACTTCAAAAGCTCCAGTATAAAGTGTCGAATTTCTTGTTGGATCCTTTGCGTCTAAAGTGTATCGAATTTCATAATATGATGGAATTGAACCATCTACATTTGTTATGGTTACATCGATTGGAGTATAATTATCTATAGCAGAAAGTGGAGATACTGTTAGTGTTGGTGTAACTGGTTGAGAAATGTACCCATTAAACAATCTATTTGTTATTGTTGCATTACCTGTCACGGTGATTGAATTAGCATATATTGCACCATTTATTATTGAGTTTGTTATTATTATGTTTGAATTTGGTGCGTATATTGTCCCGAGTATTATACAATCTTCTATTATTATTGTGGCTGCATCTATTGCAAATATTATATCTGAAGCCGTGCAGTTTGCTGTAACGGTAAGCCCGTTTAGCGTTAATGTTCCACCTGCGTCATTTATTTTTAT